CGAGCGTGTTTTTGCAATGAGTAACCAGGGCGTGACGAGCGTCTTTTCCTTTGGGCGTAGCCTTGGTGCGATTGAAGGTGTCCTAGCGGCTAGGCTCATCAAGACAACCTTGGTAACTCCACAGACATGGCAGAAGGCGATGGGAGTCACTGGTGGCAAGGACGGCGCCAGAGCGAGGGCGATGGAGCTCTTCCCCCATAACGTGGACTACTTCAGACTCAAAAAACATGATGGCCGAGCTGATGCGGCGCTGATAGCTTGCTGGGGACTGCGGCATGGATGATAAAGAACGCCAAACAATGCGTGAACACATCATCTACTTAGCGACTCAGTTGGAGCAGACACGCAAGGATAACCAGCAACAAGTCGTATTCATCAAGCGTTTACTTGATCCCGAAGACCTTGGTCATGCAGTCAGCAACGAATGCCGACAGATCGCATACACGCTACTAATCAACAGCTCACACTTAGAAAGAGACTCATGGCAAAACAGCAACAGTTAAAACTCAGGCCATCATCCGCATCGCGCTGGATCGCCTGCCCTGCCAGCGCCAAACTTAGTGCGTTAGTGCCTTACCAAGAAGCAGGCGAAGCCGCCAAGATCGGTACTGCCATTCACGCGCTGGCCGAGACTTGCTTTCAACTAGACACCGACCCTCTTAAATTCATCGGCCAAGAGGTAGAGGGCATCACGATGACTGAGGAGAATTGCGTCTTTGCCTTGGAGCATTTGCAGGCGATATGGGCGATAGAAGATGAGTTGGATGATGTCAAGGTGGAGCAACTTTACAAGCTCTACGACACGCCTGAGTACACGCTACAAGGCACTGCCGATGTGGTGGGAATATCCAAGGACAAGCTGATCATTGCCGACCTTAAAACAGGCCGTGGTTACGTTGACGCTGATAGCGAACAGATGAAGATATACGCCTTGGGCGCGTTGTTACACACCAGACAAATGCCTAAAGAAGTCGAGTTCCAAATAATCCAACCCCATCATGGCGAGAAGCGCTCACACCGCATGAGCGTGGATGAGCTTGGCGTGTGGGAGACAGAGGTTCTACTGCCTGCCATCAATGACGCTGTGAGTGATGCGCCGAGGTTTGCGCCATCAGAGTCAGCCTGCCAGTGGTGTCCCGCCAAGCACATATGTCCTGCTCAAAAGGAGCAATTCGACATCGTGGCGGCGCAACCCGACATCACTGTCATGCCCAAAGAAGACATCGTGTCTGTGATGCTGTCTCTCTCGCCTGATCAGATCAGCGCCATACTGGATCGCGCACCTATGGTGGAGAAGTTCATTGATGCAGTCAAAGAACACGCCACCAAGCAGATGGAAGAGGGCGCAGTAATAGCAGGCTGGCAGCTACAACCCAAACGCGCCTCACGCAAATGGATTGATCCAGAAGTAGCGCGTGTGGCGTTAGTTGAAGCAGGCCTTACAGGTCTTCAAATATTTGAAACTGAATTGATTTCTCCTACACAAGCAGAGAAACTGCTTGCTAAGGATCAAAGAGTTATCTTGGACGCATTGACGGCCAAGGTATCAAGTGGACTTACTCTCGCAAAAGATCGCGGCTTGAGTCAATAATGCAAACCCAAACTTAGAAAGCAAAACGCAAAATGTTAAATCTCTCATCTGGCGGCGGTAATGGAAACTACATCCGCTTCTCACCCCAAGCTAATGCTTGGACAAACAACCTCGGCGAGGAAATCCAACTTAAAAAGGTAGTCTTTGACATCGATGGTGTGCAAACAGGCTGGCTACAGCTAGGTGTCGGCATACGCGACTGGCAACCCGATTCAGAGCTTGGACGCAAAGGTTCACAGCCCACACCTGACCACAAACGTGGATTCATCATCACGCTATACAACAAGGAAATCGGTACTTGTGAGTGGAGTTCATCAGGAGTAGGTCCCAACATGGGACTTGAAAAGCTCTACACCGAATGCGCTGGACAACGTGCCGCCAATGCAGGCAAGTTGCCTGTACTTGAGTACACAGGCAGCAAGTTGGAGAAGATCGGCAAAGGCACTACGCGCATACCCAACTTCACCATTGTTAGCTGGATCGACAAGCCTGCTGGTATGGGGCAAAGCGATGAGGACTACACCGCGCAAGTGGCTGCGCCACCCGCACCAGCTCCTGTAGCCAAGCCTGCGCCTGCAAAGTCAGTGATGGCCGCGGCAGTAGAAGATGACGAAATGTTTTAAGTAGTAGCAAGTAAGTGCCGAGGTTTAACAGCCTCGGCTTTTTTTTCCTCTAAAAAAACTTATCTCATGAAACTTAAAGACTTGACTATTGTTTGGACACCAGACTCATCAGAAGTCACTGTCATTCAGCATCCAGACACATACAACATCACAGACAAATATGAATGTAGCAATGGCGCTTGTGAACGCTGGTGGGGAGAACTTAGCCATGATCGAAGACTTGCAACATTCTTTGCTATTTGTTTAGAAATGATCATCTTGGACAAAGTTGACACCAAAGCAGTTAACAGAGTAATGCTTGCTGTCGATGAAGTGCGTGACTTTGTGCCTTCAGATTTTTAAAAGAAAAACTATGCAAGCAGAACAAATAGCCAAGTCGCTAGGCAACGCCAAGAGAGCCAACGGCCAATGGGTAGCAAGCTGCCCAGTGCCGTCCCACGGAAAAGGCAACGGCGACAAGAATCCATCCCTATCAGTACACATAGACGACGAGGGCAAACCTCTCTTCCACTGTCATGGTGGATGCACTCAGGAATCGGTATTCCAAACGATCAGGGATCGCAACCTCTTACCCGAACTCGAAGAGCGCCCCGATCCACTCGCCAACATCAGGCCATTACCGAAGATTGAGTTCCAACAAGAATGGCAGTATCAGGACGAGGACCGCGTCACAGTATTCGTCAAGCACCGGCTACGCGTAGGGGAGTCTGGAAAGACTTATAGGCTCTACAAAGTTGATAGTGACGGCAAACGCTACCCTACGCTAAGTGATGCACGCATAGTCCCATATAAGCTACCCGATCTGCTGGACGCGAAGACGGCGGGAAGAATAATTTATTTGGCCGAAGGCGAGAAAGCAGTAGACGCGCTGATGTCACTCGGCGTGGCCGCCACCACAGCTCACAGCGGCGCAGGGCATTGGCCTGAAGCGATTACCGAATACTTTGCTGGCGCCAATGTAGTCATCCTGCCCGACAACGATCTATCAGGCTGGTCATACGCTCGCAAGGCAGCAGAGGCCATCCTGCCAATTGCCAAGGCGGTCAAGGTCGTAGACCTCGGACTGCAAGAGCAAGGCGATGACGCCTTTGAGTTCATTGAGGCAGGCGGCGGCAGATCAGAGCTGGCGGCGCTGGTCAAGGCGGCGCCAAGGCTCACCAGTGTGGACGATGTAACGATTCCCGAAAGGCTACAGGCGATACAACAAATACCGCCAAGTGTAGACATGGTGGCAACAACATCAGAGGACATCGCCAAAGAATTCGCATCCGACCCGCCAAAGCAGTCGCCACCCAAACCCGCCAAGACGATAAAGATTGAGCATTGGGACTCCATAGAAGACGAGCCAGTCGAGTGGTTGATAGAGGGGGTGTTAGTGGCGGGTTCGTTCTCGGCGCTGTATGGACCGCCAGGCTCATTCAAGAGCTTTGTAGCTTTGGATATTGCCGAGGCGATAGCTACAGGCAGGAGCTGGATGGGTAGGGATGTGACTAAGCCAGGCGCTGTGCTGATGCTGTGCGGCGAGGGCTTTGGGGGAGTCGGCGCAAGGATTAAGGCGATAAAGATCCACCATCAAACCGAGGACGGCGCACCCATATATGTAGTGCGCCACCAGCTTAACCTGAGGTCAAGCGCCGAGGACTTTAACGCCTTAATGATGGCCGTAGTCCAGTTAGTAGAGGAAACAGGCGTTCAGTTTCGTTTAGCCATAGTAGATACCTTGGCTCGCGCCTTTGGCGGCGGCAACGAGAACGACAGCGGCGAGATGATGGGCTTTGTCGTATCTATGGGAAAGATTCAAGAATTCCTTAATTGCGCCCTAATGGTCTTGCACCACTCAGGAAAAAACGTAGGTTTAGGTATGAGGGGATCGTCAGCATTGCTAGGGGCCGTGGACAGTGAGTTGGAGCTGCTGCGATTTGAGGATCAACTTAAAGGTGTACTTACCATCACCAAAATGAAAGATGGAGAGCAGGGGACTAGATTTGGCTTTGAGATGGTTGAGGTAGAGATCAGGTTAGCAGGCTTAGATTTAAGCGATCCAGTCATCAGTCTGGCGGTGCAGGCCAGCGATTCAGCCGTCAATGAGACACCCAAAAAGGCTGGCAAGAGCAACGCAGGAAGTGGCAAGAATCAGCGCCTAGCCATGCAATGCCTAGAGCGAATGGTGAAAGAACATGGATCGCCAAAGTACATAGAAGGTTTACAACGCCATGCCATCAAATTGGAGCTGTGGAGGCAGGAATTGTGGTCAAAAATGGGGTGTACAGATGAGGATAAAAGCTCATTCAAGATGGCGTGGAAACGTGCCAAAGACGATTTGCAGAAGTCGGGCGAGGGAGATATTAGGGACGACTATGTATGGTTGCAGCACAAAGCCATGGACTTTGATGCTGGATAAATACACAGTAACAAGTAACAAACAGGTAACAAACGTAACTTGTTTGTTCTGTACAGGTAACAAGTAACAAACCGAGAGTCTAAGACTCGGAGGTTTGTTACCACTGTATGTGACCAAGTTGCACCAAAAAGGGGAATTGAGATATGGCGACAAAGAGATCAGCAAATAAGCATCCAGTGGTGGAGCAACCAAGTCCAAAGGCAGATCCTTGGACGATTCACGTTCAATCGAAACTGGTTGAATTGGAGTCAGTCAAAGCGGCGACAGATAGGAAATGGGGAGAAAATCGACTGACTACTTTAGTAAGCAGTGATGTGAGGGAGAAATTCTGGACTCAGAACAGCAGATTGCATCAGGCGATGGAGGCCAAAGATCGGGCGAAGTTCGATTCCAGCATGGCAGGAATGATCAGGGCTTATGCAGTGTTGGATCAACTGGCGACCGAAGATGAGTGCGAGGTAGCGGATGTCGGCATACCTCGGATCGAATGGGAAATGCAGAATGGTCAGACGATGATCATTGTCAGGACTGTCAACGATGCGGTGGCGATACAGAAGTCACGACAGGAAGTATCCAACCATCACATCTGGTCAATGCAGGAAATGGAAGTGCTGATGGCTGATGAGGGAGTTCAGCATCTGATCAAGGTCAAGGCGCTTGTGCCAACAGCTCAAGTCACTAAGTACAAGCACAAGCTCGGTGGCGAAACAGGCTTTGATGACTTTGTCGATGACCTCACTTTCAGCGACAATGATGTCTTAGATTACAAGTTCGACAGTAAACAAGCAGAGAGGTTCAAGAATGGATCAAATTAAGCGATTAGCGGCACTTGTGCGCAAAAAGGTACTGGACATCGTTCAGCGCGTTAAAACAGCTTTAAAGAGGGTTTAAGCATGGCAGGAACACCAAAGCGGCGAAAGGATGTCGATTTTCTCAATGAGATGCCAGAAGAGATGATCTTTAGCATGGTGGAGAGTGGCCGAAGCATCGCAGACATATGCATCGACTTGGGCATAGGTAAGCGTGCGCTAGATGATTGGATTGAGGAAAACGATCATGGTGCTATGATTACACGCGCGCGCACGCGTGCCGCCGATCTGATGGCCTGTGACACGATAAAGATCGCAGACGGCATGGACATCGACCACGCGCAGCGCGATGTCCAGCGCATCCGCACGCGCCAGTGGCTGGCCGAAAGGTGGGATCAGAAGACTTATGGCTTACAAAAGGCGCAACAGATCAACATCAATGTGCAAGACCTACGCATGGCGGCACTGCGCCATGTCGAGGTCATCGATGACTTATCAACAGAAAATGGCGCATGATGTACACACTGGCCTGTGGACAACCGCAAACTGCCTGTTTATTGAGCAGAATCGCTGTAGTTATCCACAATAAAGTTAACATAATAGTCATCGTGTTAAGCCGATTATGTAAGGTTCATGTAAGAAAGCATATAGATCAATGACTTACCGATGTATCGACCTGTGGATAACTTTCCATCTGTTTACTGGCTGCCAGGCGGTGGCCGCGGCTGGCGCCGCCGCGTCGAGCCCCCCCTTGCTCGCGGCGGCGGAGGCGGCTGATGCAGCACCCAAACAGGTATCGCCATGACGCCCCCCACCCCCCTACCACTTACTGCTCAGAAGCCTGTCCCGAAAAAAATTTCCGATGACTTGGTGGCGAATAACCCATTTGTGGAATTCGTCAAGCTCTACAAAAACAACCCTGTCCTCTTTGTCAAGGAGGTACTCAACACGCAGCCTGATCCGTGGCAGATAGAGTTCCTCAACCACATTGCCGCAGGCAATAGGCGCATAAGTGTGAGGAGTGGACATGGCGTGGGTAAGTCCACCGCTAGTGCCTGGGCAATGATCTGGTATCTATTTCTGCGCTTTCCTGTCAAGGTGGTGGTCACGGCGCCGACTAGTAGCCAGTTATATGACGCGCTCTTTGCCGAGGTTAAGCGTTGGGTGAAGGTACTGCCGCCAATGCTTGCTGACCAGTTGGAGGTGAAGCAGGACCGTATTGAGGTCAAGGATGCGAATAATGAGGCGTTTATATCAGCGCGTACATCAAGGGCCGAACAACCCGAAGCACTCCAAGGTGTCCACAGCGATCATGTAATGCTGGTGGGAGACGAGGCCAGCGGCATACCCGAACAGGTATTTGAGGCGGCATCAGGTTCTATGTCGGGACATAACGCTGTGACGCTGTTGCTAGGAAACCCGGTAAGGTCCAGCGGTTTCTTCTTTGACACGCACAACCGGCTGGCCTCTGACTGGATCACCATGCGGGTGAGTTGCGTTGACTCGCCAAGGGTATCCGAGGCGTATATAGAGGAGATGAAGGCGCGGTATGGTGAGGAGTCCAACGCCTACCGCATCCGCGTACTCGGCGAGTTCCCAAGATCAGATGACGATACAGTCATACCTATGGAGTTACTGGACTTGGCGATGAATCGTGACGTTGCGCCGAGCCAGCACGCGCCATTGGTGTGGGGTTTGGACGTTGCGCGATTTGGCTCTGACAGGTCTGCGCTGTGCAAGCGCAAAGGGAATGCGGTGCTGGAGTCTATTAAGACTTGGAAGAATCTGGACCTGATGCAGTTGACTGGTGCAGTGGTGGCAGAGTATGAGATTCTTGTGCCGAGTGAGCGCCCACAGGAAATACTGGTGGATTCAATTGGATTGGGCGCTGGTGTGGTGGACAGGCTCAAAGAGTTGGGGTTGCCTGCGCGTGGGATCAACGTGTCTGAGTCACCGGCGATGGGGAACACCTATCGTAATCTGAAGGCTGAGTTATGGCATAAAGCCAAGGCGTGGCTGGAGTCTAGGGACTGTACGATGCCTAAAGATGAGTTGCTGGTGGCTGAGTTGGCGACTGTGAGGTATTCGTTTACGTCCAGTGGCAAGATTCAGATTGAGGGCAAAGACGAGATCAGAAAGCGTGGACTTGCCTCACCTGACCGCGCTGATTCGTTTTGCTTGACGTTTGCGTCAGACGCGGTGGTGGGGATGTATGGCTCTGCTGTATCTACAAAGTGGAATCAGCCGTTGAAAAGAAACCTCTCAAGGGTTGCATAATTCGTTTATTGTTTAAAGGGGTACTTTATGAAGATGACCAAGGCAGCGAAAAAGGTTGGTAAGGTAATGCATGAGTTCAAGACCGGCAAGTTGCACTCAGGCGCTGGCGGCAAGGTAGTCAAGAATCCTAAACAGGCTATTGCCATTGCGATGAGTGAGGCAAAGATGCCTATGCGCGGTAGCCGTACAGCAAAGAACATGAAATCTAGGGGGATGAAGTAATGGCAACCTTAAAACGTACCATGGATCAATCCATGGATCAAGAGGCTGGCTATCAGGACACTAGCGCCAGTTGCCCAGCGCCTACTCAGGACATCACGTTAAATTTGAAGAACCGCGCCAAGGCGATTACGTCAGCGGCGTATGGTCCTGAGAATCCTAATTTGCCTAATGATGCCTTTTGGTCAAAGAAGGCTGATCAGTGGGATGTGTCGGTGGATGATGCCAAGCAAAGCCGTTGCGGTAACTGCGCCGCGTTCAACGTGTCGGACAAGTTGAAGCAGTGCATTGCCGATGGTATTGGGCGTGAGGCTGATCCTTGGGGAACCATCAAGTTGGCTGACTTGGGTTACTGCGAGATATTTGACTTTAAGTGTGCCGCCAGCAGGACTTGTGATGCGTGGGTAGTTGGCGGTCCTAACACTGGTGACGGCGGTGATGGCCAAGACATGGAGTCCCAAGACGATATGCCTGATTCATTGTTGACTATCAGGATCGGGGGACGCAATGGCGACTAAACCTGGCCTCTATGCGAACATCCAAGCCAAGAGAGCTAGGATAGCCAAAGGCAGTGGTGAGAAGATGAACAGGGTCGGCTCCAAAGCCGCACCCTCCGCTGCTGACTTTAAGTTGGCGGCAAAGACGGCCAAGAAGCCTAAGAAGTGATCTCACCGATTTGCATCAGCACAGTAAACGGCAAAGGTTTGCGGGTGATGCTCACAAGCATTGCCGAGTACTGTCCCGAAGTTCCTGTCTATTTGCGAGGTCCAGAGTCCATTATTGGCGGCTTTGACGCTGATCTAAAGGTATTCGGCAAGCCTAGCAACTTTGGTGACGACTACAACGAGATCATGGACAAGGCATTTGCCGATGGCTTTGGCTCAGTGATCTGCGCCAATGATGACATTGTGCTGACCCCCACCAGTTACAAGTATCTGATGGAGGATGTGGCGCAGCTCAAAGAGGAAACTGGCGAACCAGTGGGCTGGGTGTCAGCAAGATGTGACGCGGCGCGTCCTGTGCAGAATATCCGAAGCAACCCCTTTGATCAGGAGTTGTACTACTTCAAGTACCCATATGAAGATGCCATCATGCCGATGGAGTGTCTAAGCCCCATCTTTGCTTGGATTAGTCGAGATGCGTGGGAGTGCTTCAAGTTCCCACCACTTAACTGGTACTCCGATGATGTGCATTGTGAGGATTTGAGGGCGGCTGGTTTTCACCATTATTTGTCGCGGTCTTATGTGCATCACATTGGTAGCCAAACGATTGGGTTAAATGGCAACAAGCTGATACAGCAAGCAGTGCCTTGGCTACGAAAGAACAGGCCGCACTATGCCGAAGAATGGTTTAAGGATTAAGAAAGTCCCATATGAAAACACCAGCGTGGCAGCGTAAAGAGGGAAAGTCACCATCAGGCGGCTTGAATGCCAAGGGGCGTGCGAGTGCCAAAGCCGAGGGCATGAATCTGAAAGCGCCAGTCAAAAGTGGTGACAACCCGCGCAGGGCATCATTCCTTGCGAGAATGGGCAACATGGCTGGTCCAGAGATGAAAGACGGCGAGCCAACGCGCTTGCTGTTAAGTTTGAAAGCGTGGGGTGCATCTAGCAAGGCCGATGCCAGACAGACGGCTAAAGCAATATCCGCAAGAAATAAGGCGAAAAAATGATTAACGATATGAATATGACCACCGACATTGCAGCTATTGAGCCAATGGATGACACCGAGCTTCAAGGCATTATTGCCGCCGAGCTGGAGGATGCTGTCAGCTATATCGATGCTGATGTGTCTCCGATCCGCGCCAAGGGTACTGAGTACTATCGTGGCGACCCCTTTGGTAATGAGGAAGATGGGAGAAGTCAGGTCGTGGCGATGGAGGTGCGTGACACTGTCAGCGCCATGCTTCCAAGCCTGATGAAAGTATTTTTCAGCACAGAAAATGTGGTGGAGTATGTGCCGCGTGGACCCGAAGATGTGGCTGGCGCACAGCAGGCGACTGATTACGCCAACTACATTTTCAACTCTGACAACAATGGTTTTATGACCACTTATGCAATTTTCAAAGACTCCTTAGTGCGTAAGTGCGGCATCGCCAAGTACTACTGGGAAG